TTCATCCATGGAACCTGCAGAAGCTGCAGTATATGCATACATGTCAAGACCCACGACACACTCCTGTGATTGTTGATTTACCCAGAAATTATATTAGAAAACTAAAAGTTTGTCAAGAATACAATTTATTTGTAAAAAAGATGGTCGTCAATTTTGGTAACTTGCTTGAGTTTCCAATTCGGTCTTGAACTAGTGTTATGAAAATGGGTAGCACCCTCAACAATATCCACGATATCTTTGCGGTCTTTGCTTAACAAATCATATGCCACCTGTTGACTTTCTCGCCATGCTAGAGAGTTTTTAATTGTTTTCGCTACCTCACACTTCCAGCTAAACTGACAAGTGGCGCCGATTTTTTGATTGACCACACCACACACCGTCTTTGGCCAGTTTGGCTTGTGCATGCGATTCAATACCACTTGGCCAACAGCAATCTTGCCAACCAAACTCTGTGTTGCTGCTTCAAAATAAATGCTTTCACTCAGGCACCGTAGTTCATTCGCATCCACTGGCTTGAAATGAACTTGGGGTGATTTCAAAGGCACTCGGCTGGGAACTACGTCTGCGAGTATTTGCTGGGTTTGGACCAAAGCAATTCGAGTTTGCTCTGCTGTTTCCTTATAATGAGAAAGGTCCAGCGTTTGTTTAATATTATAGCTCAATGATATGGCAAACAATCCTGCCAATAACATAAGAACTCCATTACGAACATTAAACTCGTACATAATAGCCTCCTTCTGGTAATTTATTTACTGGTTATAGTGCCAAGATAACCTAGTACATTTGATTTACTTTGTTTTAATCAAAGCATTCGAGTACAGAGCAGGGTCTAGCCCAGTTTTTGGGTCAATTCCAACTGCTGCCATTTTTTTCAAATTTTTTCCCTCAGTAATACTAGCACGTATTGCATCTCCATATTGGTCATCAGTGGCCATGGCCAAAATCAGTGCCCCAGTTCCTAGTTTGGCTGGGTCTGCACCAAAACCTTGCACTTGGCTGGCGAAATTCATAATATCTACTGAGGATGCTACACCAGTTAGACCTGTCACGTCAATATCTGCAACCACAAGATTATTTTTTTCAGTAGTTATACGACTAGCAATATTCACCATGACCAAATTATTGTAGTTCAATGTATCTTGTAAACTTGGCTTGGTGTTGATTGCACTAACTAAATTTTGTAACGCAGCTGGGTCTAAGTTAGTTGTGGAATGCAAATAGGCATTCAACGCCTGAACATCTGGGTCAGTGTTTAAAAGCAGTTGCTGTGAATCCCACATAGCATTTATGCTATCAGTGTAGCCAACACCACCCGCCGAACCTAGCATGTCAAGAACTGTTGGATTGCCAAAAGGCCCAGACCCTGAGCCCAAATCATCTTGCATTCCCGAAAAAAGCTCGGCTGGTATTAGCTCCACACCGGAGTCAGAGTAAAGTAGCTTTGGGTCTTCAATGCTGGCCAGCAGAGCACCAAGCTCAGAAAAACTTGTGTAATTCCCGCCAATATTTCCAAGTTTATTGGCCAAATCACTTAAATTTTTATTACTGCCTAGGGCTAACTGTGCACTGGGAGTGAACAAATTATTAATTTCAAACACATCTGCCAAAGAACCAATGTTACTTCCTACGGGTTGTCTGAATTTGGTCACAGAAAAAATTTCTTCCAAATCACAGTGTGTAATCTTTTTAAATACGTCCACTAACCCCAAGGTTAGTACAGTATCAACAAACATGGGGTCAGCAGCATCTACCCCGCTCTGCCCAACAAATGTGGATATTCCGCCCTTATCCCCCAAGCCCTGCTCTATGAGATTATTTGCCAGCACCCAAGGATTATCCAGCATGCTTGGCTGACGTATATCAAATAGTGTGCCCAAATTTGGAAATTCTGCCGCAATCGTTGACAAATGCTGCATGATAAATTGGCTGCTTATACCACCAGTGGCAACGTCTGTGGCATTGTTAAAACTAAACCCTAGGTCTTGAAATTTCATACCCTGTGCCTGCGCAACCGTGCCGGTGTAACTAAATGACCTAGCAACATGAGCAGTCACTTGATTAAATATACCAATGAATCCTGGCACGTCATGCACAAAATAACTTTGAGCCTGATTGGATATTCCACCCATGAGGTCAGGGCCGAGTGCATCATCAAATCCCGATGGTGGGATGCCAGTCATAAAACTTGGCAGTTGTTTTAGAACTAATACCACATCAGATGTGACATAATCCAGCAGATATTGAACTCTGCCGCTGATTCCCTGAGTTTTAAATTGCGTGGTTGCAGATATCAAGCTTGGACTGATTTGCAGGCCACGATTTTGATTCATACCCAGCCCAGCAAGCACTGACAAAGGACTTATACCCATAACATGTTTCCTAGTTAGCTAGATTGGCTAGGCCAACAGATTTTACCCGATGATTCATCATGGTCAATATACGATTGCCAGCAGCAGCCTGTTTACCTGTGCCGTTGTAAATGCTGCAATGTATCCAACAAACCAAATAGCCATGCTCAGTGCTGTACTCAAGAAGTAACTGGTCATAAGCAACATTGTCACGAATCCACTGCGCAATAGGGAAATAATCATTGGGAGAAATGCTTCCCCCAGCAGTTTTGGTAAATTGTAAATCCATGGCTTGCCCAGTGCCATGTGGGCCTGCACCAATATTTGACCCAGTCCTCAGACTGTTGGTCATGGAAATATTTGGGTATTGTGACTTAATTGGTTCCCACACATTTTTGCAAAGTGTTGCCAAATTGCAGACTATTTCATCTGGCTTGAGTCCCATTTGTGCCGGTACATCACTGAGTTTATAGGTTGGTATAGCAGGGTAATCATGTATAAAATTTCCCAAGGTAATATTATTTGTTAACCGGCTGCTTAAATTAAACCCCGTGTGTATGCCAGCACAATCTGCGGGCACTATGGGAGTTGACGCGGCTGGTTTAGAATCCACTTGCTTGGGCACAGTTGAATCACCACGGTCTAGGTCAGCCTGCTTAAAAACACCATCACTTACCTGCTGTTTTTTATAACTTTCAGCACGTTGAGCACCTTCTGGTGTCCCATCATCTAGGTCATCATTGCCAAATTGTTTGGTTTGAACTACTTGCGGGGTAATAAGGGGTAACTGCGCACCAGAACCCAAAACCCCATACACCAGCGGGGCTTGACCCTGAGCTGCAAGTTCCTCGGGGATGCTGTCACCAGCAGTTACAGTACTAGCATAGGTCCACTCGCCAATTGTAACTGGTCCAGAATTGCCACCACTCATGCGATTATAGAACCCTTGCTCACCGGCTGAATGCCTGTGGTGACCTGTAGATAATGGTCTCGCATCTGCGCCACGGCTTCACAAGACATCATCACGTGCTCGTCTCTGACCATGATGGACTTTTCGGCGTCTAAACTAAACATTGCCTGAATAAGTCCTATGCCCTTGGGGCCACCAACAACTACACATGGTCGGTCCAGTGTGTAAACCCCATCGGTGAATGCGGCCATCTTGGCAATAACTTCGTCGCCATTGACCAATTTCAGACCGATTATATCACCAACTTGAAAATTTGGTGCAGCATTTTTATTGATTAACATGATTTTCCTTTAGTTTAGATTTGAAATCTTCATCTGTTAGTGATACCAGCCCAGTATATCCACCGTCTACAAACAGTTCACCATCTTGGTAGATTTGTGGAACAGACTTATGCCCAGCGGATAGAACAAACTCTTTAGCCTGCGCGTTTTCTGGCAGGTCTATTAAAATTTCTTCATATGCAACATTCTTCATTTTCAAAAAAGCTTTGGCCCGCTCACAAAATGGGCAGTGGCGTTTGCTATAAACCGTCAAACTCATAAACTAATTCCCTTGAAAGTATTTTCAGTAACATCTTGAACCGTGCCGCCGACTACGTAGCTAGAGATTTCTGTTTCTTGGGGTGCCACTTGCACTTCTGCACCTGCAATCCATTTTGCTGTCCACGGCAGGGGGTTACTCTGATTTCTTGAACTGTTTCTCAGTCCTGCGGCAGACATACGTTTAGTAGAAATCCAATCTATGTAATCACACAATAGTTGTTTATTTAAACCAATCATGCTGCCATCTCGAAATAAGTACTCGGCCCAATCTTTTTCCTGTGAGGCAGCATTCAAAAATATACTAGAACACTGCTCGATGGTTTCTTCCTTGATTTTTGCGTAGTCTGGGTCATCCTGTGGTAGCAGTTTCAACAGAGTTTGTGTGCTTGCCAAGTGAATGTTTTCATCTCTGCAAATTAGTTTGATAATCTTGGCATTGCCTTCCATTTTCTTTAATTCAGCAAACGCCCAAGAGCATGCAAAACTAACATAAAAGCGAATACCTTCTAGAGCATTCACGGAATTTATACACAGCCAGATTTTTTTCTTAAGCTCGTACAAGTCAATATCAATGGTCTTACCGTTGACCGTGTGGTTGCCAACACCCAAGAGCATATACCACTGGCCGTACTCTATGAGGTCATCGTAGTATTCAGTAATACTACTCGCACATGCAGTTATTTCATGGATATCTGCCAAACCGTCGAACACCACGCTGGGGTCATTGTAAACATTACGTATGATATGAGTGTAACTTCTGCTATGGATGGTTTCGTTAAAACTCCAAGTCTGAATCCACGTTTCCAGTTCTGGCAAACTAACCAGCGGCAAAAATGCCAAATTTGGGCTGCGACCTTGCACACTGTCAAGCAGTATCTGCCGTTTCAAGTTGCTGGTAAAAATATGCTGCTCGTGTGTGGTCAGGTCTCTAAAATCCTTGGCATCTCGTGTGACATCAACTTCTTCAGGACGCCAAAAAAATCCCAATTGCTTGTCAGTCAGCTTGTCGAACTGGCGATATTTCAATGTGTCGTATCGCTGAACACTGACACGCGAATCCAAAAACGCCAAGTTAGTCAGATGGTCTACTTTGTTGTTATTAAAAACACTCATCTAAATTTAATTCCTTTATATGTTATTAGCTGCAATTAAATTACGCAACTGGTGCATTGTTCTTGGTCTTCTGTTGACTTGGTACTACTTGCAGTCAACTTGTCCACATCGATTTCTCCTTGGCCATCATATGTATTGAAATAGTACAGTTGTTTGCCGCCGTACTTGTAGAATACCACCAAGTGCTTGAGCATTTCACTCATAGGAATCTTTTCATCCTCAAAAAATTGTGGATTGTATGATGTGTTCACACTGATTCCTTGGTCGATATACTTTTGTAGCACAGCACAAATCTTTAAGTAACCTTCGGGTCCACGCTGGTTCCATAGCAGTTCATATTTGTTTTTGAGTTTTC